GTCCTGTCTCTTAACCCACTCTGTGACCTTGGTCAGCTGCTCAGCAGTCATCCCTAGATCTGGGTCGTTGTCGGATGGGTAAACTACTGATGCTAACCTATTCTTGCGCTGATAGCCCCCAATCATGTTTATGATTCGCAATAATTTGTTGAATTGCAGCTGCTTTTGGTTGCGATAGTTGATGTTATACGCCCCATTAAGCAAGTCCTGCTGACCTGTCATCATCTTTGTGTCTATATCTGCCTCGAACCACCACTGCTGCCAAAGGGCCTGAGATTCTTTCCAGAAGTCGTCCATCTCTCTTGCAATGGGGTTTGAAGTGGGCCAAGTCATGATAAAACCTTGTTCTGTTTATTAAATATTTTACTTGACATACAAGTCAAATAAAAGGAATATAATATTAGCAATCGACTCCATGCCTTTGCTCGCCTCTGGGTTTGGGTGCTTGTCCCACCAGGGGTACTTTTTTACTTAACAACCACCCTGCACATTTCCCCTGCATATACCTTTAACATCTCATTAGCATCTGAAATCACACCATTAAGTTGTTCAATTTCATGCTTCCGCTCGTCTATGAGTACCTGTAAGTCATTTATCTGTTTTTTGTAATCATTGAATCTTCTTTTGTAGTACCTAATGTCTTCCACTACTTCAAAGGACTCTTGTCGGTTAGACATCTTCATTTCTTCTTCACTTTCATCAGCATGTCACACTTCTTGATCTTCTTGTCCCTGGGCTTGTCTATTGCGACCAACTTGTCCAACTTCTTGTCCATGTCTTTGCGCACTGCCTTAATCTTCTTGTCCACTTAATACCTCATTACGTCTCTTGTTAGCTTCAAACGCCTCTCTCATGATCTCGGACTTCTCCTGGGCAGAGAATCCTCGCATGATCTTAGATACCTCAGACTGCACATTATCGTAGTCAGCCACAGTAACGCACCCCTTGCAGCAGTCGAATGCTGGATTAAATTGGGATGTCTTAGATACACCCTTGCATCGGCGACATTCTATGAACGGATCACTCAACATCGCCCCCTTCTTCGTCTTCATCGTCCTCTATATCGAACCGCATCGTTAAGATGTCGTCCTCCATAGCTTGGGTTAAATTACCAGAAGCATTCACCTTAGCAGCGACCATAACAGCCATCTCAGGGCAGTCATCTAGCTCTAAGAACTCCTTGATGAATGTCATCATCTTCATCTCATGGGTTATCGCATCCCAGTTTATATTCATAGTGTCCATCCTGTCTGTTGGTTGTTATGGAATGTCATGACGTAATGGTTCAACTCCTCTATAGCTTCGCGCTCACTCGCATAAACTACTACATGCTCCATCTGTCCTAGTAGAACAAAGATTAAGCTCCTCTGATCCACCTGTATGCTCATCAAATGGTCCAGGTTCAGTAGTAGGGTTGGGCTTAGCTGCTTCCACATTTATAGGCTCATAGTGTTCGTTGTATTCATCTAAGCAAGCAAGCTCCCGTTGCCTGCGCTCTTTCATAATCTCGATCAAACCGATAGGCCCATCCCATTCGTTGATGCACCAATCTAGTGGTAGATAGAGCTTATTATTCCTTCTAAGCATGGCGATAGTGGTAAGTCCGGCCTTGCATACGCAATCCTTAGGTAGGCAGTCTTTAGATACCCACAACTCTTCTTTATCCAGATCAAAAACCAACTCTAATTGGTCACTGAACGCCTGCGCTGGCTTAGGGATATCAATTATTGTCATCAGGATCCACCACCCTTAGAGCTTCCAACTGCTGTATCTCACCCTCTAACATCTCAATAGCTTCACTTAACTTAGACATCCTAAGCAATAAAACATGCCTAGACTCCTGGTACTCATAGATCTTTGCCGTCTTCTCATCGATCAAGTCTCGTATGTAAGAAATAACCACGTCTTTTTCTCTCATCAGTACCCCAGATACTTTTGTCTCATGTCCTTAATCTTGTCCGGTGACAAGGTGTTTACTCCCCTGCCTCCGTACGTCTGCCTTGCCATAGCGCAATAGCGGAATGCGTCACAGTTATGGACTATAGCTCCATTGGCAAGACTAAAATGCCCTGCCTCTGGAACTGTTAAACACCAGACATCAGCCGTCTCTTGTAGCTTTTTTACGCTTTCTATAATCGGCTGCTTTACAATTGGCGCAGCAATATTTCTGCTCATGTCCGTTGTTTCTAATAAGGCATTGAAATTTTTGAATGCAAAACTTGCATTCTCTTTCTTCTCTAACCCATTTGGTCCAGCCTTTAGTATTTTCTGAGTGCCTTTTATGCCAAAGCCTGCCCTCTTCAGATGCATGCCATTTAGCTGCTGCGTCTCTACAAGTCTGGGTAAATGGATTCTCTCTTGGATTTTCATGCCAAGTTTTAGAAAGATGCTCTGAAGCTGGCATGCATTCCAAATTATAGAGGCAATTATTGCTTGTATTTCTGTCTTTATGATGTATGTGACACCCTTTTGGCAACTTCCCAAACACATACTCCCAAACTGCTTTGTGTATCCTTTTCCCGCCTCGTGATGGGTATCTTTCTCCTTCCCACAGACGATATAATCCTCCGTCAAAGTATTGAGTGATTGAGTCCAGTACGATTGGATCTTGGTATTCGTTTGCAACTTGCCCGCGGATTTCCAGCCGCTCTCCGTTAGAAATAAATGATCCTCCGTACACTTCACCTTCATACCGTCTGCGAATGTCACTTCCACAAGACTTGCATTTCTCCGAGTTACATTCGGATTTTGATAAGCTTTCCATCCCCATAATGTCATCACCTCCCCTTTGCTAGGCAACTCCATTATCTGACACATTCCGTTACGCGTCAATACCTCTGTTTCGCCAACAAAGCATGCGTGACTACTCCAATCGTGTACCGGTGTAGTGCTGTAACAGCCCATCTTGTCGTTGTATTTCTTGTGGTAGTTCTCTAGGCACTTGAGTAGGTGAGAGCACTTAGTCTCGTCGATATAGCACACAGCCAACAGAGACCTAGCTGCTTCTATGCCGATCTCTATGTCGTCCCTGTCAAGTATGATAGCCGAGATACCCTGCTCCCTCGCTATCTGCTGCAAGTTCTTGCCTGTCTGCAACGAATGAGATCCTGCGTCATGTGGGAAGTAGTGCTGCCCGTATACGTAAGGCTTACCTTGTAGAACCTTGGCGTAGTGAGCAAATGCCTCACCCTGGCTCTCGTAGAAGTCGATTATCCTGAACTCAGTCCCCACCTGCTGCGAAAAGACTATTGAAGTGCTGTCCCCATAGCCGATATCCCAGTATGTATTGACCATTGACCTCGGCTCGTAGGCTATACGCCCTATGCGACCATCCTTGCGTGTAGCATCCAGTATCTTGCCGTAATAAGAGCCCTCGACACCTCTGTCATAGCTGCAATAATATTCTTGCTGAATAAGCTCTTCACTTTTACCCTCTTTGCGCTCCTGGTCTATGTCCTCCAGCGCTATCAACTTGGTGTCTTCGATGGTGAGCTTGTTGTAGTACCACTTGTCAGGATTGTCCCTTGCGATCAGATCTAGCTTGTATTGATGATTCTTGCCCCTCGGTGTCCCGTTGAACACTGCCCAGCCACCGTTTTTCACCAGTATAGGGCTTATAATCATCTCCCAGCACGTAGGGTCTTGTAGACTATACTCACTAAATACGCAACCACAAGGGTTAGTCCCAGCAATTGCATCAAAATTATCAGTACCGACAAGCTGGAAAAGAGAGCCATTAAGCAACCTTATCTTCATCTGTGTTTCATTAGGTTTGCCATCGATTACACTACGCGGGATAGCGTCTATGATCCTACTCCCACTCTCGTCTATACCATCCCATATAACAGCTCTAGCCTGCCTAAATGTAGGGAAGAAGTAATAATACAGCCCCACCTTGCCTAGCATTGCCTTGAGCATTAGCTGCAAGCATTCTATGTCCTTTCCAGCTCGACGGTGCCATACTATGAGCGCGCGCTTCTTCTTATCGTCAAAGATCGCATTCTCTAGCTCTTTCTGGTACCACCTAGGCTTGTAGGAGATATCTATCTGCATGGAATCGGACATTATTCGGACACAACTGAGGCTTCTTCGTCCCGCCCTGAGAAGGTGAACACAACAGATTTAGGCACGTTGCTAGCTGAGTTAGCTGCTTTCATTTCTATCATAAGCTTCCGGTACTCTGGGTCGTAGTTGGCTAGTGATGCCTTGACTATAGAGCTATCTAGCTTGCCTATAATAGCCCCATGCTCACGTCTAGCGCCTATGATCGTCTTAGCAATCTTTTTAGCCTCCGAAAAGCTTTTGTTTCCGTGATCCCACTCTTCTGCTCGTTGGTATGAATACCCTCGCATGCCGTAGCAGGTAGCTAATACCAATGAATCCTCTTCACAAGACCATTCAAGCAGGAATTCAGCTTCTGCATTAATCGCTTCTTCTGTCCAAATCATGGGCCTGCCATTCTTTGCAGGTGGCTGCTCTTTGATTTTCGCTTTCGCCATAAAACCTCAACTTTAAATTTTAATATTTACTATTTAGAGCTGTATGTCAATAGCTTTTTTGTCAAGGTTCGTAAAATGTTATGCATACCCCTTTGTTAGAGGTTTTCTGTTGAGAATAACTCCAGCTTAGCCTAGGATCTCCATCAGCTCTACCGGGGAGTTGCCCGGGAATAATGTAATCTGCAATCGCATCGCGGATATATTTCATTGATCCAGGCAGGTTGTCATCGTCCATTGTGCCAGGGCTCAGTCTGCGCATGTGGATATGGCAAGGGAAGAACTTTTCAGGGCCATGCTTGTTAAGCGCAGCCCTGATTTGTTCTTTCTGGCTGGATGTCCTGCTATGTCTTACCCTCCAATGCTCGCGGGAGTTGTTCTCGCTAACAGTGAGGATGTCTAGATATACAGACCATTTCGCTTTCATCTAGTACCATGGGTCATCGAATGCTGGTGCTTGTGGGATATAAGAGTTAGCCCCTCCAAAAGGTATCTGCTGTTGCTTAGGCTCTGGAGGAGACAATGGATGGTCTTTCACATACTCATCGAATGCCTTGAGTAGCTCGACTTCGAACTTCTTTTGCATGTCCCTATCTTCGTACCCGCACTTACGAGCATACTTCTTCACACCGTCCTTCTCATAGGTATCCGATGGGAACGATATCCAACGCTCACCGTCCTTGCTGAAGACCAGGATGCTCTTGATAAAGAAGTTACCCCACTTGGGTATCACTATGCTCACTGAGGCAACGGTTATGCCCTTCATGATTGGTCTCATCTCAGTTATCAGCATATGCTAATCCTTTGGTTATTGATGTTATTCCTGTTATTTCAGAGTAAGAGTCTGTCATAGGATTGTATTGAAGATTAGTAACCCATTCAGTACCTATAACTCTATTTTTGTCCACTCTCACTTGGACTTTGTTCTTGTTCATTAAATCAGTCTCGTCCATACGATCTAACCTAGTTATGATGATGCAATTATCAGAGTATTGATTTATTGCTGAGCTACCCTTAACATCTTCTTTTCGTAATTCCCTGCGCTTACCTTGGACAAATTTAACTTGGCCAGGATGTGCAACTAATATAATACCTACATTGAACTCCATGGCCATGATATGTAATTCCATGATAGCTTCATTGATGTTATCTAGCTCTAGCTTGTTTTTCCCTTTTTTGTAGATATAGTCAAAATGGTCTAAGAATATAAACTCTACGCCGAAAGCAATAACTGCTACCTCTATATCTTTCCTCAAGTCGTGTACCCAAGATCCTGTATTTAAAGGGTTTATGAATACCTTATGTGTTAGACACCATGCCCTGTAATCTATCCGCTCAGAATGGGTTAATTCTCTTAACTTTAATTTTTTCTTCAGCACTACTGAAGCTAACTTTCTATGGATTACATTCTCTGACATTTCAAAACTATTTATCCAAACAGTGTGCTTGCTATTAGCTAGATTAGCGGCAAGATTTATACAGAAAGTTGTCTTACCACATCCTGTCTCTGCGCAGATAGTAGTTAACTCTTTCTTTCTAACTCCCCCTAGGATTTTATCTAGAGAATCCCAGCCAGTGGAAGCACCTGGATCTATGGCATTAAAGATGCTGTCGTCAAAATGAGCGGCATCTTTCAGCCGTTCACAATAAGGCCTAGTAGAAGAAAGCATTAATCTAGATAGATCGTCAGGTTGTGCATTAGCGTCTATTAGCCATTGGTTTGCATCTTTTGGGTTAGTCTCACCTTTTGGGAAATTAAGTCTTAAGACTTTGCCTTTAGGTAGTAGCTCAATGGCTTTTTTAGCTGCTATCTCACCTGGTTCGTCCATATCGAAAGCGATGTAGATGCTGTCAAACTTCTGCAGAAATCTGTAGTTATTTTTAAACGTTGCCTCTACTGATGCTGATCCGTTGGGCAGTGATACGCAGTTTGTAGCACCTAGCTGGCATAGAGCAACACAATCAAACTCACCTTCAGTGATGATAAGATACTTAGTATCATAAGGTTCCTGCTGATTGAAAAATGGAGCTTTCCAGCTATCTTTCTGCGATTCAGGCAACTTAGTCCAAAACTGATCCTTTTTGTCGGTTATGGATCTAGCTTTCCATCGAGAAATTCCATCTGGCATCTCATAAGGAAACCACACATATCCGCCAACGCCTGAAATACGTAGTTTCCGGGCTGCTGGCTCGTCTATCCACCTCTGGTCAAGATAAAGTGACACCTCAGCATCGAAAACCCCAGGAAGGGGCTGTATTTGCGTTTTCTGAAAATCCATGCTTATGCCTGTTGTGTTTTACGGTTTTTAAGTATTTCTTGTAGCTCCGAATCCATCTCTGGAGCATAAATCTCATTATCCTGACTCAGAGGAGTTATGTTAGAGCTGTAAGAGGCTTTAGACTGATATTCTTCATAAGCTGAGAAAAGCCAACTCCCTTTTTTGAAGTAGGCATAGCAGCTAGTGCTTTTAGCACGTTTCTTGGTAGTGGTAGATAAGTGGAAGTCAAGTTTGTCTAGCATCCAGTCTAGCTGCTGAACTGGAAGCGAAGCTTGGAGCTTGGCAAACTCTTCAGCCTTCATAGTCACGAGCTCTCTTAAAGAAATTTGTGTGTGTGCGGGGGGAGCGGCAGCGACCTTACTGTCTCTTCTTTCTTCTTTC